GGACTTGCAACCGTGATTTGTTTGAACGTAAGATGGTCAACAAGAAAGGCAATGAAGTAACCTATTTGCGCAGTTCTGCCGAACTGACAACAGGTGAAATGACTTTGAGTATTGACCGTTTTCGTAACTGGAGTGCATCAGTGGCAGGTATCTATCTGCCGGCTGCAAATGAACATCAAATGCTGATATACGCCCAGCAGGAAATACAAAGAAATCAAGAATTTATATGAAAAAGTACAGATTAAAAAAAGAGGCAGTCCCCTTCTTTGTAGATAAGCTGGCAACTGCTATTTACGATTGGGACGTATGGCAAAAGTACAACGTAGATGATAAAGCCCTTGAGGAAGTAGAAGATGCACGAATTGAGTACGGAATAAAAACGAGTGAATCCGGGGCTACTTTAGGTGGATGGGATAAAAACGGAATGACGCTATGTTTTACTCTCGTATTCCCATCAATGAAGTATCACGAACATGATGTCTTTAGTAAGGGTAAAATGGTGCGCGAGTTGATGAATCGCCTTCAAAGGGAAACTAACAGTTTTGTAACTGAATTTTACAATGAATAATTTATAAATCATATCGTTTATGGACAAATTTTTAGGACAAGAAATCCTTGAACAGGAACGTTGGCAGTTCCTTCAGGATAATGCCGATGCAGTAGAGAAAATCGGTTATACCCACCGATTCACACCCGAAGAATTGGCGCAAAAGAAAGAAACATTAGCCGAGGTATCAATTACAATCAATGATATTGAGATTGAAAAGAAAGAGGCTATGGAAGAGTTCAAAGAACACCTGAAACCTTTGAATGAAGAAAAGCAGGAGCTTCTGGACCACATCAAGAGAGGTTCTGAGTTTGTGGAAAATGAAGAATGTGCCAAAATCCTTTACCATGAGGAAAAGATGGCAGGATTCTATAACAAGTTGGGTGAATTGGTTTACAGCCGCCCGATTATGCCGCAAGAAATGCAGAAGACAGTATTCAGTATTAACCGTAAAACAGGAACAGAATCATGAGCGAAAACAAAATTAACTTGGTTGTGCCGAAAGACTATAACGGCAAACCTATCGAAGTAGTATTGCGTGAAGGTGAAGCACCCGTAGCACTTGACCCGAAAGAACAGGAAAGAGTCGTTATCAATGGAACGATAGATGCACCTCTCAGATGGTTGGAGAAACGTGTCGAACTGATTAACCAGAAAGCGACGAACATTATTGTAAACCGTGATAAGATGGGGATGGCTCTGACGATTGACGAAACCAATTACTATCAGACAGAAATCAACGGTATTTTACAGGCTTCAAAAGAAATGCAGGAGTTCGGTATCAACATGGATAAGAAATGGGAACCTATCAAGTTGTCCCAGTTCTTCAAGATGCACCGGGCTTTCTTTAAAGACAAGTCCGAGAGTATGACCCTGGTTTCTACTTTGAAAAATTTCAAGGCAAAAGTAAACCAAGACATTGAGCGCAGCAAGGAGGAAAACGGCAGCAAAGTTGACAACTACTCGCAGGTGGTTGATTCTAATTTGCCCAAGTCCTTCAAACTGAACATTCCTCTTTTTAAAGGTTTTTCTTGCGAAGAAATAGAGGTTGAGATTTACGCGGATGTAGACGGTAGAGACGTATCTCTTTCCTTAGTATCTGCCGGTGCGAATGAAGCTATCGAGGAATACAAGAATAAAGTGATTGACGAACAACTGGGTGCTATCAGACAGATTGCACCGGACATCGTAATCATCGAAGTATAACTTTGTTAACCTGCCTGTCCGGTCTGTGAAGATGGGGCGGGCGAAAATGGGGGTGCGCAGTGGAGTGCTTTTGACTTTCGAGAGGTGCACATGGTAGAAAGTACGGTACGTGAGATATAAGGAGTAATTAACCTTAGAAGTAGCGCAAAAGGATATAGTCCTTAATTGGGTGTTCGAATCGCTCCATCTCCACATAAATGTGAGCCACACATAAATGGCATGGGTTAGTAAATAATGGTTGTGCCCCGGAGAATACGCTTCGGGGCTTTTAATTGTAACGTATGGAAAGTTGGCAAGAAGTGACAGATTTAAAAACGAGTATTGTACGGCATTTCCAAGAAGAGGTTGGTGCTTCGTATGACTTTAGAGATATTATAGACAATCTGGATGACGATGAGGTTTTGGATTCTATCATAAGTTGGGCGAAAAATAACGGAGTAAGAATTTTTAATGACAAGATATGCCATACTACATAAAACGAACAAAGTCCAAGAAGAAAGACAAGCCTTTACCCTTGTTTGATAAAGCAGGGGTAACAGTAAAGAAAAAGCCGGATTTGAAAGCTAAGCTCGACAAAGAGTTTTCCCTTTTTATTCGGCTTCGTGATGCAATGCCAAACGGGTATTTTAGATGTATCTCGTGCGGACAGATAAAGCCGTTTACACAAGCAGACTGCGGGCACTATTTCAGTCGTACACATTTGGCAACACGGTTTGATGAGAATAATTGCCATGCCGAATGCCGGCACTGCAACAGGTTCAAAGCCGACCATTTGGAAGGCTATCGGGTGAATCTAATTGCTAAAATCGGTCAACAGAAGTTTGATTTGCTGAAAGTCAAAGTTGCCAGCACTTCCAAAATGACTGATTTTGAGTACGAACAGCTAATCAAGTATTACAAAGCACTTAATAAGAAGTTACGAAAGGAGAAAGGGTTATGAGTTATAAAAAATCATGTAATAAGATGCCTGATTTGTCAGGACATAAGTTCGGTAGATGGCTTGTATTGCATAAGGATTTGGATAGATTAGACCATAAAGGAATTAAATCTTATTATATCTGTCAATGTGATTGTGGTTCTATTCATTCTGTTAGTGCTTATGGATTACGAAATGGAACATCAAACGTTTCGGAGAGGTGTCGGATTTACGATTGTTTGATAGCGGTAATGGTAAGTGGGCTGTATTTTCCAATAACAGACAATTAACCAATGTAAGATTTTAAATACACATTCTTATGCCAAGAATTAGAACTATAGTTCCGGAATTTTGGGAAGATGAAAGATTTTCGAATGTATCTCTTCCTGCTTGTCTGCTTTATATCGGCATGAAGAACTTTGCTGATGATAGTGGCGTCATTCTTGCGAATGAGGTTATCATTAAGTCGAAAGTTTTTCCTGCCCGCGAAGACATTCGTAAGCAGCAGGTTTCTGGGTGGCTGAAAGAGCTGATTGAGAACTCCGTCCTTGTACCTTTTACATACGAGAACAAAAGCTACTACGTGATGGACTTTTCCAGCGAACGCATCGACAAACCGCAAAAGTCAAAAATTCCGGAAGAAGTTATAGAAAAGGCTCTTCTTTCCGCCCAAACAGGAAATTCGGGAACATTCGAGAATATTCCCGAAGAATCGGGAACGGTAGAGAATGTTCCTGCTGGAAAGGATAGGAAAGGAAAGGAGAGTAAAGGAGAGGATGGGAGTATTACGCGCACGCGCGAGGAGCCCCCATCCCCCGAGAGTGAGAATTTTAAAAAGTTCAAGGCTTGGATTGATGCGAACGCTCCTAATGTGGGTAAATTGAAAGAGCCGTTTACAGAAACCCAGTTTGAACGGATAAAACAAGATTTCCCCATTGAGGTAATCGAGAATACTTTGCGCTCTATGCACAATTACCGTGAACTGTTGAAGAAATACGTCAGCGCAAATTTGACATTTCGAAAATGGGCAAAAAAGGATATGGAAGATGGAAAATACAGAAAGACAACTGGTGGCGGTACGGCAGCTGGGAGAAACTCGAATGTTAGCGACGATTACAAAAGAAACATTCTTGAGAGAATTCTCGGTTCCGGCAGTACAGGTGGCATGCAGGGCGATTAATTCTTATCCGGCTGTATTCAAGAGTAATACGCCTTCCCTATCGGAGGTAGAGCAGGCATACGGTTACGATTGCCTTCAGGCATATTTGGAAGGATGGATTGTAAATCTGCGTGAATTTGTGAATGTAGGCAAGAAGATGACAGATGCTCAAACTTTTGAAACTGCCATGATAATATTACAGGATTACAAGTGTCTTACAATAGCTGATATAAATCTTCTTTTCAAACGTGCTAAAAGTGGGTATTATGGAAACCTGTATGACCGCTTGGACGGACAAATCCTTCTTGGATGGTTCAGACGGTATTTTGCAGAACGCTGTAGTGCGGCAGAAGAAGCCTCAATATCAGAGGCTGCTAAATATAAGTCTGACCCTTATGAACGCACCAGTGGAAGAATTGATTCCAAAGAACATGCTTTTAAATTGTGGAAAATGAAATATTGGAAAAATGAAGTCAAATGAATACATTTGCGTATTCAGTAATAAAAATACCAAAAATGGAAAACGAATTTAAGAAAATAGGATGCTTCGTGCAATCGGCTTTTGATAAACTTAAAAAGTCCGGAGATACAGTTGATGGTATAAGTGGCATACCAAGCGGATTTAAGGATTTGGATAAAATAACATCAGGTTGGCAAAACGGTGATTTAATTGCTATTGGAGGACGCCCCGGAATAGGGAAAACATCATTTGTACTTTCAATGATTAAAAACATGGTGGTCGAAAATAAAATTCCTGTAATCTTATTTTCGCCCTGTATGAGTCCTCAAAATGTGATAAATAGCATTTTATCTAATATGTGTTCCATTCCAAACGACAGCTTTTTGAGCGGGATGTTAAAGCCTTACGAATGGAATCTTATTGAAAAAGGAATAGAAATTTTAAAAGAGTGTAACCTCCTTATTGATTCAACTCCTATTTTAAAAATAGATAATTTATGCGAGAAAGCAAAAGAAGGGGTAACGAAACACGGCGCGAAAATAATATTCATAGATTATCTTCAGTTGTTGTACCAAGAGGCTAAATATTCAGAGAATAGGTATTTGGAATTAAACTACTTTACCCGACGACTTAAAAGTTTAGCAAGAGAGCTTAATGTTCCTGTAATAATCACTTCACAGTTAAACAGGGATATAGAAAAGAGAGATGAGTATTATATGAAGCGCCCTCAATTAACTGATTTCCGTGATAGTGGGACTATATGCGATGATTGTGATATAGCCTTATTCATTTATAGACCCGAATTTTATCAAATATATTTTGACGATAGAGGGAATGATATGCGTGGAGTGGCAGAAATTATTTTGGGGAAACATAGAAACGGAGCATTAATTGATGTATTATTGGAATTTCATGGTGAATTTAAACGGTTTAATAATATAAATATATAAATTCCCATCATATATCATATTAAAAGCAGCCATCTCAGAAATTAAGATGGCTGCTTGTTTTATATACATCTCAATGAAAAAATGCTGATGTCACCATGAGTATGCCAAAGAAAGTAAAATCGGAAATTGTATATGTCAAATGCCGGAATTGCAAGAATGCCTCGGACTTCGGGGATAATTCTGCGTATTGTAAGGCTAAAGGGCATAGAGTGTGTGCTTGTGACAGATATGGGCAAATATGCAATAATTTTTTAAAGAAGTAATTATGAAAGATATTGAACTCTATAGAGATTCATTTCAAAATTTTCGTAGCTATCAATTACCTAAAGCACAATTGATTATAGCGGATGTGCCTTATAATTTGGGTACTAATGCTTATGCAAGCAATCCTTCATGGTATAAAAATGGGGATAATAAAAACGGAGAGAGCGATCTTGCTGGGAAAAAGTTTTTTAATTCAGAAAATGAATTTCGTCCTGCCGAGTTTATGCATTTTTGCAGTGACATGATGGTAAAAGAACCGAAGAAACCCGGTAAATCCCCTTGCATGATAATATTCTGCGAATACGAACAGCAGTTCATGTTCATAGAACTTGGTAAGAAGTACGGGCTAATGAAATACATTCCGTTGGTATTCCGTAAGAACTTTTCCGCACAAGTATTAAAAGCCAATATGAAGATTGTTGGTAATTGTGAATACGGTTTGTTGTTATATAGAGATAAACTACCGAAATTCAATAATGATGGAAGGATGATATTCAACTGCTTCGACTGGGTTAGAGATGATGATAATCCTAAAGTACATCCAACACAGAAACCTATTCCCTTACTTCGTAGACTGATTGAAATCTTCACCGATAAGGGTGATGTAGTTATAGACCCTGTAGCTGGAAGTGGAAGTACGCTTTTGGCTGCTGCGCAATGTGGAAGAAAGGCATACGGTTTTGAGATCGACAGGAATTTCTACAATGATGCTAACAAGTACATTTTATCAAGAATTCAAAAAACATTATTTCAATGAATACCGAAACGCTTATAAAGATACGTGAATGGGAAGCGGAACGCGACAGAAACCTGCGCATCCACTGTCCTCTTGTAGCTGCCAAGTTTCAAAGATGGATTGACAGGGTGAAGAAAGAGGACGATAGACCGCATTCCCAGCCCTGTGACAAGAATTTCAACAAGAAAGCCTGTAGTTGATGCTTCCATGTAGTAAAATTAATTGTACGGCTTTAAAATAGCTTGTATCAAATAGAATAATTGTTAAAAAATACACGATCATGCAAGGAACAGACAAACTGAATACGATAACCAACATCGTATTTGTCCTCACGGACGTTTTAGAAACCAACCTTCTAGAAATGCAGCAGCAATACAAGAAGGAAGGCTTTGAACTCAGACACGATTCAAAAAGAAACTTCAACACAGCCATAGCCGCGATAAAG